GCTGTTGTAGATGAGCCTAATTATCAAATAGCAAGTCAAGGTTATAAGGAAAAACCACACAGATTACAAGACGCTTACTTGAAATCAATGTCATTAAAAAATACAGTAGTTGCGGCAGTAATTCAAACTCGCCAAAACCAGGTTGCGTCGCATGCAAGTTTAGTGAAATCGGGACACCAAAGGGGCTTCAGGATTATACTAAAGGATGAAGCTACTGAATTAGAGAAGATTAAAGAAGAACTACAAGTAGAATTTGATAAGAAGAACAAAGCTAAGAAAGAAAAGAAACCGGAAGAAGTTTCAGCTAATCCAACTAATAATTTACTAGGAATGTTTAAGGCTGAGGATATAACAGAGGATTCAAATCCTAGTAATCTCAAAGACCAAAAAATGGAAGATAAGGATGGAAATACGGATGATGAGGTTGAGATTTATAATTTTGAGTTAGACCGTCAAGCTAAAGAGAAACTGGAAGAAAAGGTTAAAAAAGCTAGAAAAACAGTAGAAGAATTTATAACCCATTGTGGTTTTATGCATCAACGCCCCTTTGAAACTAAAAAATGGAATTTTGATGCTTATCTTAGAGCGATAGTTAGAGATTCTCTAACTTATGATAGGATTTGTACTGAAATAATTCCGGATGCTAAGAATAAGATTCATAGTTTTATGCCAGTAGATGCTAGTACCATTAAAATAGCAACGGTAGATTTGAAAAAATATAAAACTTTTCCTACAGCTACTACCAATTTAGATTATGCTTATTCAGAACAGCAGTTGGAGTTTTTAGTAAATGAGAAAGATGTTTTAGAGCTAGATGAGCAAAAATTAGAAGCGGAAAAATATAAATATGTTCAAGTGGTTAGAGGTAAGATAGAAAGAGCTTATACAGAAGAAGAAATGAAAGTAGGGCAAAGAAATGCCTCTACTGATATTTATAATAATGGGTACAGCGTAGCTGAACTTGAATTACTTGTAGGTTTGGTAACTTCTCATTTAAATACAGAATATTTTAATATTGCGTACTTTACCCAGGGATTTAGTTCTAAGGGTATTTTGCATATTCAAGCTCCGATAAATAGACGTAAATTAGAAACTATTAGGCAACAATGGTATCATTTAATTAAAGGAAATAGAAACTCTTTTGCAACTCCGATTATTGCTGGTATGGATAAAGTTAATTGGATTCCATTGAATCAAAATCACTCAGAGATGGAGTTTCAAGGTTGGATTAATTATTTGGTGAAGATGATATGTGCTATATATCAAATCGACCCCGCAGAGATTGGTTTTAACTCCAGTGAGATGGGTAAAAGTGGTGGTGGATTAAAAGGAAATGAAACTGATTCTAAAATTAGTGCTAGTAAAGATAAGGGACTGAAACCTTTACTAACTTTTTTGGCTAACTATATAAATTCTCATATAATTGAAATTTTAGACCCACAGTTCATATTAGAATTTACTGGAATTGATTCGGAATCAGAAAAAGAAGCTTTAGACCGACAAAAAGAGGAAGTTAAGTTTAAAAAGACCGTAAATGAAATTAGGGCTGAAGATAATCTTCCACCACTTCCAGGAATGGATGATGTTATTCTTGATACCGTTTATTGGCAATGGTATTCAATGTTTAGTGAAAAAGCTATTCAAAAAGCTAAAGAGATGCAGGAACAGCAACAGCAAGCTATGATGGGTGGTATGCCTGGAGGTAATGCTTTTGGGGATGAGGGAATGGATGAAGCATTCAAATCTCTTTTAAAAGATAAAAACCCTAGTGCCGAAACATTAGAAAAAATACAAAAATCAATGAAACAGCCTCTAAAAATAGAGTATTATAAAATTGGTTCGTAATTGTGGGGATTACGCATGAGCAAGGTAAAAATTATATTAGAAAAAGGTGAGACTATTGAGCAAGTTCAAGAAGAACTAATCAAAGCCTTTTCTATTCAAGCATCCGGAACCATGCATCAACCTAAATTTGATGACCCCGCTATGGATGATTTATATAAAAAGATATTACAGAAATATAAAAGTACAACTGCTATCATGTTAAAGGAAATAGAAAAAGTACTCAAGGATAGTATCAAATGATAGTATCCAAAGACTTATTAAATAAAATTAGAAAAATTATAGAAAATCATTTTAATCATTTAACTATTTCTATATTAGGTAATGGAGTTTTTACAGCAGAGGAGTTAGCTCAACTTGCAACTATGGGAATTGATACAAGTAATCCCAATAGTTTTTTAAGAAGTGTATATGTACATAATTTAATTAATAATGCATCCATAGATACCATGCCCGCAAGTTTAAGAGCTATGTTAGCCCAACAGAAATCGGGTAAATTGGCTTTAACTGGGCTAGAGACTATGGCAATTGACCATTTAAATGAAACCTTTAAGGGATACCTAGATAAGCTAAAACAAGAAGTAGTTACTAATATGTCAAAGGTTATTTTGGAAAACAATATGCTTCATAAATTTGAACTTATAGCTAAACCTGATAAAACTCTCGAGGAACAAGAAGAAATCAGGGATTTAACTATGTCTAAAATTAAGCAAGAACTAAGAGATGCTACGGGAAAATCAAGTCGAAATTGGGATAGAATAGTATCTACAGAAATGGGAAATGCTATAGGTATGGGTTCCGCAGATAGAATAGCCAAGGATAATGTAGATAAAGACGCAGAAGATGTCTATGTATATAGAATCATCAAAAACGATGCCAAGTTGTGTAAATACTGTAGGAAGTTTTATTTAGATAATGATGGCACACCTAAGTTGTATCGGTTTTCTGAACTTTTAGGGAATGGAACTAATTATGGAAAAAAAGCGGTTGATTGGCTTCCTGTTTTGGGGGCTGTACATCCTTATGACCGTTGTTCCCCCGCATTAGAATTAAAGCCGGGATGGAAATTACTCCCAGGTGGAAAAACTACTTTTATTGGTTTAGAAAAATGGAAAAAGTATATTAAAGGAAAAGTAAAATGATTAAAAAATATAATTTTGTTTATAAAACCATTAATTTACTTAACGGAATATTTTATTTGGGAGTTCATTCAACGGATGATTTGAATGATGGATATTTGGGAAGTGGCTTGATTTTAAGAAAAGCTATTAAAAAACATGGTATTAATAATTTTAAAAGAGAAATAATAAAATTTTTTGATACTAGAAAAGAAGCGTATGATTATGAAAATAAGATAGTAACCCCTAAATTAATAAAATCTCGAAAATGTTATAACAGAGCTATTGGGGGTCGGGGTGGGTGTTTGGGGGATAAGGCTATTGCAAAAATGAGGAAAACAAAAATGGGCTGTACTCCTTGGAATAAAGGGCTTGGTAAAAAGGTGGTTTGTATTAAGTGTTCTACGCTCTTAAAAAATACCAAAGCTAAGTTTTGTAGAAAATGTTATACAAAGTATAAAACAAAAGGAAAAAGCAATCCCGTATGGAAAGGATATTATGGAACCCCACAAGGAAGGTTTGAAACGGCTTTACAGGCTAGTTTGGTTAATAAGATACCCCCGACTACTTTAAAAAGGTACTGTAAGTTATGTAAAAAAGGTTATAGTTTTATACCCATAGACCCACCTAGTTCAAAATCTTAAAAATAATCAAAAATAATCCTTGACTTTATACCCCAATTATGATAATATCATACTAGAGGTATAAATTCTATGCTAGATGAAGATACTCTTAGATTAGCCCATCAAGATAAACAGACCCGTAATCTTAAAGATAGTAAAGGCGGAAGGGAATTAGATACACTTATGATTGAGACTATGAATGGAGTAAATGAAGTAGCAACAGACAAAAAAGCTTATGCCAAGCTTGAGTATCTGGCCTCTTTTGGAATAACAACCGAGAAACAATTAGAAAACTTTAAAAAGATGGGAACTAAAGCTAAAATATCTCAAGTATTTATAGCAGAAAATCATGGATTCATAAAGACTCCTTTTGGGACTATTGTAGAAGTGCAATCTTATATATTAGCCTTAGAGGGTGCTTTGTTGAAATTATCAAG